CAGAAGAATTGTAATTCTTTAAATCAAAAACAATTATAAATATTTTATTGATTTTGAAATAACATAGATTTTATCTATTTTTGTAATACTGTAATGTTACAGCAGACTATATCAGGACGGCAGGCATGAAACTTACTCCCAAACAAGAAGCCTTTTGTAACTACTATATTGAATCCGGTAACGCATCAGAAGCGTACCGGAGGGCTTTTTGTTGTGCCAAGATGAAAGACAAGACAATTAACGAATGTGCTTGTAAACTTTTGGCAAACCCCAAGATTGCCGCAAGGGTGAAGGAGTTTCAGGACGAATTAAAGAAAAAGTCCGACCTAAGCAAAGAAAGAATACTTGAAGAGCTTAAATGTATCCTTGATGCTAAAATAACAGATTATATCACACTTCAGAACGGTAAACTTACATTTAAAGATTTTGATAAACTTACCGAAAGCCAGGTTAAAGCTATTGAAAGTGTAAAAGAGGGAAAGAACGGAATAGAGATGAAGCTACATGGCAAATCATGGACAATAGAGCAAATATGCAAGATGTTAGGCTATGACGCTCCTATCAAACAGGAAGTAAAAATAGAAGAGAAACCGATGTCAAAAGAGGAAGCCAAGCAATATCTTAAAACCATAAATGGTGATAGATGAGTTTTCAGATATTAAAATAGAACGCGCAACCTGTCTTAGTGGTACACTTGAATTCACTAAATATCATTTCCGAAAAAAGACAGGCAAGCGTTTTGTTGTAAACTCTCACCACGAAAGAATATGCCAGGCTCTCGATGATGTTATAGACGGGAAAATTAAACGACTCATAATAAATATTGCTCCCCGTTATTCAAAAACAGAATTAGCAGTCAAAAATTTTATTGCTTACGGTCTTGCCCTGAACCCTGCATCAAAATTTATTCATCTTTCTTATTCTGATGATTTGGCCCATGATAATTCAGAGGAAATCCGGGATGAAATCGTAAAATCTGAAGCATATCAAAGGTTGTTTCCTTGGGTAAAAATCAAACAAGGAAGTGATGCAAAAAAGAAATGGTACACAACTGAAAAAGGTGGGGTATATGCAACGAGTGCAGCTGGACAAGTTACAGGTTTCGGAGCCGGTGCTGTAGATGATGAAGACGAAGAGTTAAGCAATGAAGTTAAAGATATTGTTGGAGGTGCAGAGTTTGCTGGAGCAATCATAATAGATGACCCGATAAAGCCGGAAGATGCTTTTTCGGACACCAAAAGAGAACAGGTTAACCGTAGATTTGAAACAACCATCAGGAACCGGGTAAACAGCCGCAACACTCCTATTATTATTATCATGCAGCGTCTTCATGAGCATGATTTGTGTGGTTATTTACAGGAATTGGAACCCGATGAATGGACTGTACTATCCCTTCCTTGTATTGAGACTGATGAAGATGGAAATGAAAAGGCATTATGGGAGTTTAAGCATACAATTGAAGAATTACATAAAATTGAAAACGCCGATCCCATTGTTTACCAAACCCAATACATGCAACGTCCTACCCCTATAGAGGGCTTAATGTACTCAACATTCAAAACGTATGATATTATTCCACACACAAGAATGCGTAGGAAAAAGGCATACATTGATACGGCTGATACGGGAAGCGATTACTTATGTGCCATATTTTACGATGAAACCGAAATCGGAAATTTTGTTACAGACATACTGTATACCCCAAAACCAATGGAATATACGGAACCTAAGACAGCCGAAATGATTGGCAAGAATGAAACAGAAGAAGCAATAATAGAAAGCAATAACGGAGGACGTGGTTTTGCAAGGAATGTTGAAAAACAGTGCAGAATTATGCAAAACAATAAAGTATTTATAAGATGGTTTCATCAAAGTGAAAATAAGCAAGTCAGGATTTATACTAAATCGGCGGAAGTGCAAAATCTGACTTACTATCCTTCCGACTGGGAAAGAAGATGGCCGGAATATGCTAAGCATATCAAGTCGTATCGAAAAGAGGGTAAAAACTCTCATGATGATGCGGAGGACGCCATCACCGGAACGGTTGAGTACAGACCATCATTTTTCGGGAATCCAGTCTTTGACAAGGACGACTTAGGACTGGATATATTGTAAAAACCTATTCCAGTTCCTCTACGTCCTTTATGACAGCATCTATGCGATCGAGCTTTTCCCGAATAGCAGCATTAAAGAAGCGGCTTTTGTTCTTAATGTCGTTTACTCTATCTATTAAATCGATATCGAGATGAAATGATGTGGCCTTTGTGGATTTTTTACGACCAGATCCGGGACGTGCCCCGCCGTGATTTTTAGTTCCCATATTTTGCACTTAAATGTTTTTGTCCGCGCATATATCCAGCTAAAAAGGCGGGAGAATCCATTTCGTCCGACGGAAATTGGTTTATGCTTGCACACAGATGGGCAAAAATATCTTTCTCTTTTTCATCGAGGTATTGTCCGCCGTTAATCGCCATTCTTTCCAATGTTTTGGTAAATATGTACGGACTTTTTGGTGTTGCCTGAAATGCCAAAACATCTAATTCGCCAAAACCCCATATTCTGCCTGGTTTAATAAATTTTTCAACGTATTGTTTTCGTATTGCAATTTTATTACACAATACTCCGGTTGTGTAAGATGCTAACTGTAAATCGCTTATCTTTTCGTTTCCTTTAATCCCATTTTTGGGAATAGAATTAATCAGTTCTTCATAATCTCGTAACATACCATTTACAAATTTTGAATAGCCCATTCTTTTGCCTCTGCTTGTGTCCCTTCATTTTTTACGCTTCCATACTTGTCTATACACATTTGGATTTGTTCGTCGGAAATAAAAGTCTCTTTGCATTCGCGGGTAAATTCGGCTGTAGTAGTAAATTTAAAACCGCCGCTTATCCGTTCTATAGTGTCATGGTAGGCAATTTCGCCTAATAAAATTTTTGCATCTTCTAAAGTAATCATGGCTCTGTGTTTTATTTGTTTATTTCTTACACTACAAATGTAATACTTATTTTTGAAAAACAATATCTTTTTTCAAAATATTTTCAAGAAAAATGAACTATTTATAATATTTGAATATTAATCAATTTTATTTATATTTGTCTCATAAAAGCCTGTGACGTTGCAGGCAACAATATCTGAACGGCAAGCTATGAATCTACTTTTCAATCTTTTCAATTCAGCCTCTAATCTTGTACAAAATGCGGTGGGCATTAACCGGACGCTTGACGAGTTAATCAGGGATAAGGACATTTTCAAAGCGATTACGATATTCCAAAACCGGGATGATATAGTAGAACAAGCTATTAAGGAATATAACCCGGAAACGCACAAAATAAGGTTTAAGCCGGACAAGCAAAGAAAAGGGAAATCTCCCAAAATTACGGCTAAATTGTCAATGCCGTATCAGCAGCTTATCAATGAAATTGAAAACACCTTTTTGTACGGCAATGATCCGCAATGGTCGCAAACTTCTATTGGCACCGATAACGCCTACACAGCTTTTACGAACTTCCTTAAAACCACACGCTGGAGTACTACACAACGCCAATTAAAACGATTAGCCGGAGCAGAGACGGAAGCTGCTAAACTATATTACATATATAAAGACGAAGGCAAGGCAAAGGTAGGCGTTAAAATACTTGCTAAAAGCAAAGGAGACGAAATACGCCCATTATTTGATCAGTACGATAATATGCTTTCTTTCGGACATGGTTATTATCTAAAAGAAGGAACAAAAACAGTTTACCACTTTGACATTTATTATTCCAACGTTATTTGGAGATGCAAAAAAGGTAACGGAGGATGGGAAACAATACCCGAAAACAATCCAATTAGTAAGATCCCGGTTATCTATGTTTGTCAGCCGGAAGCATGGAAGGGTGTACAACCGCTCATTGACAGAATAGAAGAATTAAGATCTCGGGTAGCTGACGTTAATGATTATGTAGCAGACCCTATTCTTAAAATGTCCGCTGATATAGCAACAGGTAGTAAAGACAATCAAAATTCCAGTTTACCTGATCCGGAAGTATCAGGTGGCAAGGCTGTCAAATTACCAAGCGAAAAAAGCATACTGGAATATCTCACAGTAGACACGGCAGTAGATTTAAAGAAAGAAGAAATCACGGACTTAGACAAGTGTATCAAACTCATGTCTATGACTCCCGATTTATCCTTTGAGGCTCTTGTTGCTGCTGGTGCCCCTACCGGAAGGGCGTTAAAGCGAGCAATGGCTTTGGGCTACATGAAGCGAGCAAAGAATATAGAAATATATGCTATAGCACAAGACCGGGAAGCAAACATTATTAAAGCAATTATAGGAAATGTATTAGATATTTCACTCAAATCCCAAATGGATAACCTCGTTGTTTCCTCTGAATTTGCCGAACCATTCCAGGACGATGTGAGCGAAAAGATAAACGACATTATCAGACTGAGGGATGCCGGATTAATCAGCTTAGAAACAGCCGTTGCACTCATTGATTATATAAAAGACAGCAATGCAGAATTGGATAAGATTCTGAAAGAAGCCAAAGAAAAGGATCAAAAAGATGCAGAAGAAAGAGGGACTATGTTACAGGAGTTTCAGCGGAACAATCAGCAGCAAAGCAATCAGAATGATGAAGACGAAGAATAGTCTTTTACAACGATTATGGCTTAAACTCCTCTCCTGCTATCGTCAACAGGACAAGTCCGCAATATACTATCCTGACGGCAAGGAAAAGCGCAGGGAAAGAAGAAAAAACAATGGGAAAAGAAATTGAATATATAGATCAGGACAGCACGCCTCGTCCGGGGTGTGAAACTGAAACATGGAAGCCCAATAGCGACAAATGAAAAAAATCGAAGACCTCACACCGGAAGAACTTCAAAAGCTGATTAAAGAGTTAGACAAGCAGACAGTCGCAAGGCTTGAATACCTCTTTAACAACTTTGCTGAAGAAATTGCCGCAATGGGATTAATTAAGTCGTATATTTCAAGCAAAGAAATGAAGCTCCTAAAAAATATGGAGCGCATGTCAGAGGCTATTGATAACCGGATTTATTCTCTTTTAGACAACATATATGCAATTAATACCACCTCCTATGAAACAGCCTGGAAGATTGGCGAGAAACTGGCCGAAACAACTACAAAGCTAAATCTTCGGGATAATCAGAAAATGTTTGAGAGCCTCCGCAAAGAAGGAATGTTTGCGCATCGTAAGGAGGCAATGGAAGCTTTTAAAATAAATGAAAAGAGCTTTAAAATATCTACCCGGGTATGGAAAGAAGGCGTAAAAGGGCAAATCGAGGGAGCTTTGCAGATTGCACAATCAAAAGGACAAAGCGCAGCAGAGTTAGCAAGAGAGTTAAAGAAGTACTTGCAGGAACCGGATAGATTATACCGGAGAATTACAGATCCTGACACCGGAGAATTGAAACTAAGCAAGGCAGCGCGTGATTACCACCCCGGACAAGGTGTGTATAGGTCAAGCTATAAGAATGCTTTGCGTCTTGCCCGGACAGAAATAAACAACGCTTACCGCCGGGCGGAATGGGAGAGTTACCAAGCAAATCCTTGTATTATCGGCTATCGTATCCGGCTATCGAACAACCACACCCTTATTAACCCTAAAACTGGAAAACCTGAGCCTTTTATAGATATATGCGACTACGCACAAGGTCTCTATCCCAAAGATTTCCGCTGGCATGGCTGGCATCCACAGTGCCGTTGCATCATGACACCTGTATTTGCATCCGACGAAGATATTGAAAAGATGGAAGACGCAATTCTCGCCGGAGAATCACCCGATACAATCAAGCCTAAGCAGATAACTACTATTCCGAAGAAATTTATTGATTGGTCACAAAAGCACAAGAAACAGATTTCAGGCTGGTCTTCTAAGCCTGACTATGTACTGGATAACGAGAAGTACGCTGAAAAGTATTTCGTCTACAAAGACGTATTTAAAACCCCTAAAGGCTTTATCACTGAAAAACGATACGAAAGCGGCGGTAAAGTCATGGTACAGGAGCTTGTAAATAAGAAAGCATCGGACTACAAAGATATATTCAATATCTGCGAAGAGTTTGCCCGGATGGGGAAAACCGCAAAAATTATTCCAAATGTACATTTTAAGTCGGAGGAATACGCTTCGTTATTTGCCCCACTCAAAGGCACTATCTACTATCGTAAATGCCCGGATTTCAAGGTAGGAAACCGTTATTTTGAATACGAAACCTTTCAGCCTCCATTTAAAAAGCGGAAGATTTCAAATATGATTTCGCATGGCGCAAAGCAATCCCCTTATATTGTCATAGATAACAACAAAGGTGCATCAGACCGTTATATAAATAAGGTAATTATTGACCGGATTAAGGATAAGAATTTTCAGTTTGATATAAGAGAAGTGTGGGTGTACGAAAAAGGCAAGATAAGACTAATATATAAAAGAAGCGGCAGGTGATTAGCCTCCGCTTCAGCAGTAACTACCAAAGTAGTCCTACGAGCGCACATGCCGTAGCATAGCTGGCTCCATTTAGGAGTTAATACAAAGATACGAAATTATTCTGATTTTTCAAAATATTATTATTCCACAAAAGAGATGGGGAATCATTTATTGTTATCAATTATAGCTTAAAATATTGTATTTTGCCATCTATTAATATCGGATTCATTGTATATAAATCAACAATTTGACCATCTTTATCGCAAGACATTTGGTCTAAATTAAGTGTGTCAAATGAAAAATATTCTTTCATGTTTTGAGCAACACCAATGTACTTGCATTCTTCTTTTTTGAAAAAATAAATACTGCCACCCAAATCAAATAATTTACGTATGTAATTTGTAAATTCAATCTGATTGCCTAACATGTCCATAAATTTATCCAGTATCTTTCTTTCTTCTAGGGAAATTTGTACAGTAAATTCCATCTCTCCCAATGATATATCATCACACCTGTTGTCTGCAATTACAGATTTTCCTTTTTTGTCCAATAATTGCATTGATAATATTCCGTTAATCATAGCTTCACCTCCAATTATTTTCCTGTTAAATCCATTATGATGTTTTGTAACTGGTGCAAGAATTTTATTGGTTGTTCAAAATTATATTCAACAAAATAAGTAGGATCAAGTGGATTATATTTTAAAAGGAAATATCTACAGCTGCTTATTTCATATCCATATAACCTACCTCCATCCGCAACTGGATATTCCATACTTTTAAATCCATATTCAAGAAGTACTTCTTCTGTTAAGGAAACAGGAATTATATCATCCAAGCCCAAATAATATGTCTCTCCATCTACCGGATCATGCCCCGATATTATGTACTTATCTTTTTTAAGATTAGAATAATATTTCTTTTCAATGTCTGTAATTACTACCTCTATACAATCGGGATCTGCACGATAACCGTTTTTATAGTACTTGCTGACAGAAAGTGAAACAATATTTCCTATTCTTAATTCTTCAATTTTAATCATAGCTTTACCTCTAATTCTTTCCCTGTTAGCGCAAAATAGAGATTCATAAACAGTAATATCATTAGTAGATTGTATTTTATTGCTTCTATTTAAGTACGATTCATACGATTCATAGAACGAACCGTCGCCTCCTCTATAGCCATGTCTGCCTGTAACATTATTAATAGTATAACCTTCCAGTATATTACCACAAACACAACAAGTTTTGCGACATTCTCCGTTATCTTTCCCGCAATTTTTACATTTCATACTATTTCATCTCATATTTAACACAATCATACCAGAATATTACATTTTATTTTGATACGCAAGATCATTTATCGATGGTGTCCATTCTGTTACCCTTCCCAAACAAATTACATCTAATTTCTCTTTACATATTCTAATTATTATATTTTTTTATTACATATTTGTACATCTGCTCTATATCATTAAAAAAAGTGTCAATTATGAACTTTTTCTGCTCATTATTGAGATTGCAAAAAAGCCCGGAATAATCATTATCAGATTCCATTTTTTTTATTCTAACCATTTTACTCTTTTCGAGTTTTGATTTGTCGATGAAAAATTGATCGGTCATAGTATTAATGGTTTTCATTATTATATTTTTCAAAATCAAGGGGTGATAAGGCAAAAGAGAAGCAAACAATAATATAATACCTAAAAATTTATATTGTGTTACTATTAAAGGAGTAGCAATACATACAAGTAGCAGGGCTATAAAACAGCAAAGAACAACCATATCAATTTTCATTCCTATTAATTTTAATCGTTATATTCTCTTTAACCGGATATTCCTTTCCGTCTATTTCAACAGTAATACGTGAATCACTAAACAACTCCCCGACTCCAACCCCTAAAACATCCGCAATCTCATATAATCTCGAAATCCTCATATCACGTGAAAGCGATTGACTCAAAGCAATCTTACCAATGCCTAATTGCCCAGATAAATCCTCCATACTTAACCCTTTTTCTTTGCAAATAGCCTTTATCCGGTTTCTCAATACTTTATTTTTCATATTACAAATATAGCATAAATACATAATAAATCAAAATTCGTTACAGATAAACACGTAATAATTTTCAAAAATAGCTCCATAAATATTTTATCTATATTATTTGAATTTCAATCAATTTTATTTATATTTGTCTCAACTATCAGGCGTATGAAGCTATACGCTACCAGTTGAACATTGAACGGAATTGCAAATTAAGGCGAGAGCCTGATAGTTATTGTTCGACTGTCAGGCTTTTGCCTTTTTTATTCTTACCACATGACTAAAGAACAAATTCTTACTGCTTTAAAACGAGAGCATTCAAATCTTGGGTTAAACGAAGAAGTTTTATCGGGGGTAGCAGATTCTTTGCTTGCAACCGGGTTAATCACAGAAGAGAACCTTGATGTAGTCGTCAAGGGGCAAAAATCAAATTTAGCAATCTATCAGAAAGAGTTTGACCAAAAAAGAACGGAAATCTCTACGCTGAAATCTAAGATTGAAGAATTTGAAAAAGCAAAGGTTGCCGGGGGCACACCTGATAAAAAAGATGAACCCAAACCGGACGATTTGAAAGCTATGATTGAGGCGGCACTTGAAGAAAAAATTACACCACTTCAACAGAAGCTACAGTCTTACGAACAGAAAGAAGTTTATACCGCCCGGCAAACATTCATTTCCGACGAAGCAAAACGCTTGGGGATAGATCCCGAAGATTTAGAATTTCTGAAAATTCCCGATGAATTGGATAATGCAGGAATTACGGATCGGCTGACAACCTATCAACAGCGGCAAATCAACAGAAGCCTTCCCAGTAGAACTCCATTCGCACAAGTAACAGAAGATCAGTGTGCAAAAGATGAAGAGAAAGATTTTGTTGCCTCGCTTCCGGATGCAAAAAACAATTAAAAAACTAACCAAATGGCAATTGAATTTAACAAACCAACTGAGTATGCAGGAACTATTCCTGCTTTTTGGCGTGGCGAATGTAAAGTTGTGCCCGGAGATTTCAACCTGACACAGGTTTTTGCGGCTAAAACACTTATCCCACGAGGAACTTTTGTAGAAGTAAATTTCAAAGAACATACAGTAAGCGTGTGTAAGGTGGCAGAAGTAGTAGCCGGTGGAACAACGACTAAACCCCGCGTAGTAAAAGGAACCCTATTCCAAAAAGGTGACAATATCTTCAAGGAAGGCGAATCTACAGGAGTAACGGTTTCTTCTATTGATCGCACCAATAGTGCTTACGATGTAATAACCCTATCTGCTGCAATTACAGGACTAACCGCCGGGGATAAACTACTTGAACCTAATGCAATCAGCGGAGAAAATATTGCAGAAAAATACAGTGCTGAATTTGTTGTTTCAAGCAATAAAGTATTGGAAGGTACAGAAGGAGAAGTATTGAATGTCGGGTATGATACTGTTGTTCTTGAAAGTCATGTCTATCCTGTTCCAGATTCATGGAAACAAGGAAGATGCCTAAAAAACAACCCCAATATTATTTTTATTGAACAGTAAGGAGGTGAAATATGGAGAAAGCAATTTATAGTTCTATTTTCGGCAAACTTACCGAAAGGACACAAATCAGATTTGATGAAATCTCTAAACAGCATAAGCAACTATTTGATAATGTAATTTTCACCCCGTACTTTGATTGGGATACTCCTACTATCGGGTTGAATTTTGAAGAACTTGTTGGCAAGTACAATGTAACTATTGCTGCTACTACAGTAGGGGAAAATGGTAAAGAACCTGTTCGTCCGACTGCCGGTTTTGAAACAATGAAAGAAAAGGTGTTAAAACACACTCATACTTATCCTTTGACTATTCAGGAGTACCGGAAAGTTTTGTCAATTCTCGATAGCAATATTCTTGACGATACTACGAAGAAGAAAGAGCTTGTAAAGATTATGTGGGGAACAGTCACAGATGCTGTAGCAGGTATACTTGCGAAAGATGACATGATCATTCTCGGAGCAATGTCAAACGAGGGGAAATGTGTTATTAATCAGGAGAATAACCCTGAAGGTATCTCTGCAACCATTGATTACGGAATGCCTGACGAAAACAAGGCAACCGTTACAAATGATTGGACACAGGAAAATATCGGCACGATCGATACTTTTGAAGATATCCAGGCAATACTTGACGCTTCTACGGACAAAGTAGTCTTTAAGGAAATTTGGGCACACCCGTCTAAAATCACTTATATTTTAAGAACTTCAAAAATGAAAGAGCTTATCTGGGGTAAAGACAAATCAAGTACACCACTTCTTCTTTCCCAGTTAAACGATTTCATGCAAACTAATGGTTTCCCGGTATTCAAACCTATCCGCAGGCAGGTGAGAATTCAAAACCTTGATGGCACGACAAAAACTTATAGCCCGTTTAACCCCGATGCCTTGGTGTTTGTTCCCGATGGGAAATTAGGTGTTATTAAAAATGCCTATGCAGATAGCGAGTTAAGACCGGAGCCGGGAGTATCTTACAGTATGTACGGACGTATCAGAGTTTCACAATGGGGTGTCGGTGAAACACAGGCAAGTAATGGAGTTGAGTTTACAAAGGCTGAATCTATCAACTTACCTGTAATCAAAGCAATCAATGGCATTTATTCATTAAAAACGAAAAAATAGCCATGACCTACAAAGAATACATCACCAAAACATTGTCCCGCCTCTATGTTTCGCCGGACGACATCGAAATACTGGTGCTGAATCAGGGTATCGAGCCGGATGCAGAAGTAGATGTACATACCGCTAAAATGGCAATGTACAACGAAATGTCCTCCCTCCTTCCCTTAGCTAACATGAGCGAGGGCGGTACTTCGGTAACATGGATAAACGAGAATGTGAAGGCGTGGTATTCTTTGCTTGCTTCCGAATTAGGCATGCCTGATGTACTAAACAACAACACGATTAAGAACCTTACAAGTTATTGGTGATGTACAATTATCCGGACAAAATAGAAATATCAACAGCAAGCATAAAGGATGATGGTGAAGGAAGTGGAGACATTCAGTATGATGAAAACGGAGACCCTATTTTTCCGGGGACAGGAGGAAGCGGAGAACCGGGAGAAGAGACCTTTGAGCTACTTTCTGATTGCAGGATTGAGGAAAACAATTCTTATGCTATAAGTGGTACTTATATCTATTCATTCAACGTGTATATCCCCAAAGCACTTGACCCGGCAAAGTTACCTGTTAAAGGTAATGTTATCCGGCTGACAAAAAAGGATAAGACTGTAAACGGTGTTGTTGCGACGGTGGTAGACAGCAGATCGACAAAGTTTAACTATGTAGTTAAAACGTAATGGCAAAAAGTGGATTATCATACGACAAAAAGCAGTTCGCAGCAGTTGCTGATCTGATGGCTGAAAAGATAAAGAACTTAGAAAATTTAGTTGAATTCCAATTCAGTTTTATCGGATTAAAAACTGCAACAAACGCGAAGGAAGTTTCAACCTTCCAGAACCAAACCGGAAACTTACGTAGTTCAATAGGCTTTGTGTTGGCTAAAAATGGAGAAATAATAGAAGTGGGAGGATTTACACGTGTTTCGGGGAATGGAGAAAATATGGCAATTGTGAATTTTACCACTAAAGAAGGAAAGGAAGTTTCTTTTCATGCAAAAGGTAAAAGTGGAGATGGGCAAAGTGGCGTAAAAGTCGGGCGCGAATATGCCGAAGAACTCGCCCGTTCATCCGGTAAAGGATATGTCTTAATTATCGTTGCCGGAATGAATTACGCCGGATATGTCGAAGCCAAAGGCTATAACGTGCTAACAGAATCAGGTAAATACCTCGAAAGCGAAGCAAATAAAATGATCGAAAGAATCCTTAAAAAAGCAGGTTTCAGATGATACGGAGTGAATTAGAATCAACAGTTTATAATCTCCTTAAAGAAAACGGGATTACAACACGGATATTCAAACAGGATACCCGCGATCCGAATTATAAAGGGGAATATATCGAAATCATACCGCTTGTGTTTGGTGAAACAAGCTTATTGGCAGATTCTATCGTGAATGTGAATATTCATATTCCTGATGTAAATGGGATCAAGAATTCCAAACGCATCGATACGCTTTCAGATCAGGTAAGACCAATATTCAGGCAAGAAAAGGACGCTTTCAATCAGTATTACACTATTTACAATGGTGCGCAGTTTTCTATCGTTTCAACAGTTGATTACGCGGAAAACAATGCTACCCATTTCAGAAATTTCAGAATTAATGTAATTTATTTAAACTTATAAAATTATGGCAGATCAAATAGTATATGGTATCAAACATTTAAAGTTTGCACCAGCCATTACGACAGGGGACACCGCCGGAGCATATCCGGACTTTGCAACAGCGGCAGGTGTGTACGATTTCAAAATGATTGTACCCGACTCATTCACGTTATCGCAGAATGATGCAGAAAAATTAGATGTCGAATGGGAAGAAGTAGATGATATTGCAATGAGTATTGTAACCCGTAAAGGTACGCGCTCATTCACTGTATCGACGAATGACTTATCTCCGGAAGCATATAAATATTTTCTTGGCTGGAATACAGTTACCACAACAGATGATCCCAATAAAGGATGGGATGTAGAGCCGGTTAATTTTACGTTACCACCGCAGGCTATTGAACTTGAAACCCAGCCAGCCGATAAATACCCTGGTATTATCCGTCAATGGGCAAAGGTAAATGTTGATGTAAAAGAAACCGGAACAATCGGAAAAAGCGGATTATCGAATCTTGAATTGACTTGTACAATTGTCGCAAATCTTGACAAAAATAACAAACAGATTTCCGGATCACGCCGAAAAGTAGCAGGCGAGGAAACTCCTGCACTTTCTTCAATTTAAAACCATGAAGGGCGGTAACCCCGTCCTTCTTTTTTCTTCTAATCATGGAAAAGACTACAGAACAAAGAATCGCAGATGAACTGAACGAAACGCCTAAAATAGTTGTTATCGGCGAAAAAGAATTTCATGTAAAACCTCTCACTTTCGGGCAGCTTTTAGACATTTCAGCAGAAGTTTCCCAAATAAAAGATATAGCGAAAGATAATGCAGGGCGGGATCTTATTAGTGTTACAATTGAGCATATTGATGATATAGAAAGGATGCTGAATATAGCACTTATTGTCATGTTCAGAAAGCCGGAAGACCGGGAAGCAAACCGGAAATTTATCCGCGAAAACCTTGGAGGGTCGGAATATACAGCCTTACAAGAAATGTACACTGAAAGGCTGAATACCGCTTTTTTTTTGGCAAATATAATTTTCCTGAAAAGGGAACTGAATCTGACGAAACCAACAAAAGCGACAGCCCCGCAGCAATCTGGTACGGAGCAATAAAAGGACTCTATATGAATAATCACACGGCACTACATGAAATAAGCTGGGTAAACCTACAGATGTTATTTCATTGTCAACCCTCCGACTCTACAGACAAAAAAGACGAACCTAAGCATATTCACGCTAACCAAATTTTCGGATAATCATGGCAGACGGACAAATGAATATACGCGCCACGCTTGATATAAGCGATTTAGAGCGCAAAGCAGCCAAATATGGACAGGCTGTAAGACAAATGGGTGTTGTAACAGATAAAGAGGGAAAGGTAATAAGTACCGCGTGGCAACGAGTAGAACAGGCTGCTAAAAAAGCAAATGTGGGGAGAGTTGTTCAGGAAATGACCGGAGATGTTTCTGAAAATATTGCAATTCAGAAAAAAGTTCTTACAGACCTTGAACGACAATACAAAGAAGTTGCCAAAGCTGTAGAAAATGCCGCCCCGGGCATGGCAAAGAATAAGTTACAGTCTGAAATGGCAGCTATTAAAAAAGAAATAGATGGAGAAAAACAAGCCCTAACCGAATTAGAACAAGTACAGCAAAAATATAATCAGAGCAATGTTTCGTTAAGGACGCAACTTTTAAATGTCCGTAACGAAATGGGTCAGCTTGAATTATCTGGACAGAAAAACTCGGAACGATACAGAGAATTGGAAGGCGAGTTAGGAAGATTGGGAACTGCATACCGAAAACTAGAATATGAACAAAAAGCATTTTCAACCGGCGCAACACAATGGGGTGGAATTATTTCAGGCATTCAGGGCGTTGCCGGGGCATTTACGGCAGCACAAGGGGTAATCGGAATGTTTGTAACCGATAACGAGAAGCTAGTTAAAATACAAACGAGGTTACAGGCAGTCATGGCTATTACTATCGGAATGCAACAAGTTTCCAATACCCTTCATGAAACAAGTGCATTCCGGATGACTACTGTAAGACGAATAACAGAGCTATATTCAGCAGCACAAAGCAGATTGGCTATAGCATTGGGAATTTCAACTGTTGCAGCAAAAGCATTAATGGCAGCACTAACATTAGGATTATCTGTTGCTATTACGGGTATTATCGCTCTTATTAGCAGATGGCAAAGCGCACAGAGTAAAGCGGCGGACGAACAAAAAAAGATTGTAGATATTCAAAAGAAAGCTGCAGAAAGTACCGCCGAACAGATCGTGTCATTCAAAAAATTACAAAAAGGCTGGAATGATCTTGGAGACGATTTAGAGAAAAAAAAGAAATACATCATTGAAAACAAAGAAGAAATGGACAAATTAGGTATTGCGATAAACGATGTTCGTGATGCTGAAAATTTATTTGTGATACATGGCGATGATTTTACAAATGCTATTTCCGTTAAAGCAAAAGCAATTGCTTCTATGGAGTTAGCAACTGAAAGATACAAAATAGCATTAGGCGAAATGGTAAAAGCGGAAGAGGAGGCAATGAATAATCTTAAAAAAGAAATATTAAAACGGAAAAGTGGAGAGGAAGGAGAAGCTATATTTAATTCAACAAAAGATTTATTAAAAGATAAAAATGGATTTGAAAAATTTAGCCAAGCAACATGGGGACGTAATATAGATTTTGAAAAAATTTTCAATAAATATCAAGAATCAGTAAGTAAATTCGAGGAAGAAGGTGCTAAAGTTGATCAGTTTTTAGATAACCAATCTAAAACATTCAAACAATATACTGATATTTTGAATAAATCGGGATTCAAAACTACGGACCAGGCAAAGAAGGAAGAAGAAATAAGAAAAAAAGAGGAAGAAGAGGTTAAGAAAAAAACTGCACAGCTACAAAAACAGGCTGAACAGGAAAAGAAAATACAGGAACAAATTAACAATGAAGTTATTTCTCTCCAGAAACAAAACCAGCAAGCCCAAATTGACCTTATGCAAGAAGGCACAGAGAAAGAACTTGCACAAATCCGGTTAGACTATCAGGAAAAGATTACCGAGATCAAAAAACTTGCCGACAAATGGGCTTCTGAGCAAGGCGGCACACTCACGACCGAGCAAACAGTGCAAATTTCGACTGCTTATTCCAACACAAAGCAAAAAAGAGAACAAGACGAATCCGATGTGTACAAAAAACAGACCGATGAATTAAACGAACTTTTAAGACAATATCAGTCGTACCAGCAGCAACGCCTTGAAATCGAAACAAAATATAACAATGATATTCAAAAACTTCAACAGCAATTAACTAAATCAACCGATGAAGAAGAAAAGAAAAGATTGCAGGATTCTATAAAAGTCGCAGAAGAAAAAAAGAAAGCAGAATTATCCGGCATTGACTTACAAGAATTTCAAAAGGAAATAGATTGGTCTTCTGTATTCGGTAGCCTTGACAAATTATCAACCGATGCGCTAAAAACCCTTCGGGATAAGATTAAAGAATATTTATCCACCGTCGGTGATTCTATAAGTAAAGAGGATTTGAAAACGGTAGTAGATACCTTTGAAAATCTTGACGCAGCAATTGCAAACAGGACGCCGATAAATGAATTAATAGCAGGATACAAAGAGTATAAATCAGCAGTAGATGATGTTAGAAAAGCAAAAGAAGCATTAGAAAAAGCTGATAATCCCGAAGCAAAAGCAAGGGCTACAAAAGAACTTTCTGACGCCGAAAAGAAAAGAGCCGAAGCGCTTACTAAAATGACACAATCAGTGAATGCGATCGGCGAAAAAGGACAACAGATTGTTTCTGCTGGAAACGATTTAATTAATATGCTTACTACTTTAGGAATTAAAATTCCGGAAGTTATTACAGGGACATTAGAAGGATTAGGGCAAGTAATGTCAGGACTTGCAAGCATTAATTTAATGCAACCTTTTAGTATTCTCACTGGAATTACCAGCACACTGTCAGGAATAGGAAAAACTATTGGAAGTATTTTTGGATTAGGAAGCGATAATGGTGTTAACAGGTATAATGCATTAAGAGAACAATTAGAAGCAATTAATGCAATATATAATAAGATAATCGATAAGTCTAAAGAAAAAATTAAATTCGGAGAAGGATTTGCTTCTGTTCAGGCTGCGGACGAAGCACTGAATGCCTATTATAAAAAACTTGCTAATTATCAGAAATTGGCTGAAGAAGGAGGTAAAGCAGGTGCAAGTAGCGGAAGTCATAGCTATGCATATCGGGTAAATAAACGTCTGTCAAGCCAATGGGGCGATATGTCAAAGGCTATTGGTCAGAACATTTCCAGTATTCAAGACATGTATAAACTTTCCGGAGATCAGTTATATATAATTCAGACTCAATTCCCCGAAGCATGGAGAAAAATATCTCCAGAAATCCGGGATAACCTTGAAGCAATAATTGATTGTAAAGATGAAGCAAAGGAATTAGCTAATACTTTAAATGAAGCTCTTACCGGCGTATCATTTAATGGTTTTTACAATGGATTTATTGATTCTCTTGCGGATATGGATACTTCCTTTGAAGATATGTGCGATGATTTTGAGGGATATTTACGGAAATCAATTGTAGCCGGTTTGATTGCTAGCCAGTACAAGGGTAGAATAGAACAACTTTATAAAAGTTGGGCCGAGGCAGCGGAAAGCGGAAATGCAATAACAGAAGATGAAGCAAAAAACCTTAGAAACGAATATCAGAATATCATAAAAGATATGATGAAAGATCGGGAAGAAATGGCAAACTCATTCGGCTGGGAAACGACACAAGGACAGGTAAAATCACAATCCGGTGCAATTTCAGAAGCTATTACCGAACAGACTGCATCCGAATTAACAGGTCTTTCGCGTGGTTCTTATGATACACTAAAAGGTATATATAATACAAATCTATCCTTTCATGAAGACTATAAAAGTACAATGTCTATTTGCAATGGTATCCTTAGCAGAATCGCAGACAATACCGAACAAACTGCTGGAAATACATCTGTATTGTTTGGGATGAATGATACTTTAAACCGAATGGATGGAAGATTAAAGAATCTTGAAAATAATTCGAATAAAAAGTATATTTAAAGAAAAAGCCCCTTAATTGGGGCTTTTATTTTATTGAAAAGTCAAAAACACCATTAAACTCAGTATCTTTATTTGGTGCTTCTCCTACATAATAGAAACCGTATTCTCCCTTTTTAAGATTTTTCTTTGGATAAATTTTAATTTTATTCTCATTTATTTTTTCAATAGTCAAGGGGATTACATCTTCTTCGACTATTCCTGTTTTTACACCTGCAAGTCCGTATTTCCCTGAACGAAGATTTCTACTATTTTTCTTTTTATATAATTGAACAAGCAATAGATTATTAATATGGTTTTCTTCTGTAAAAATATAGTTAGTTTGCTTATCCTCTCCAAAAACAACTATAAATTCAGGTTTCTTTTCTTTGATTTCTGTTTCGGCAGTTTCACCCTCAAGTGTTTTATTTGATTTAGCAGAACTCATCCCAAATGTAAAATATGCACCAGCTATATTACCAACATTCTTACCTGTAATACGTGAATAACTTAATTTATGATTGTTGTAATAAATACCAGTTGTATCTTGTGCATAAGTTATTAAATTAATTACACAAAATAATAAAAATAGCACCTTTTTCATATCAATAATTTTAATTGTTTAATAGCACAAATATAGTTAAAATACCCATCATGTTAATATTTGTTACATTTATATTTGCAGATTATTTTTTTTAAAATCATTGCAATTTATTTAATTTCATTTTCCATTTTTCAATTATTGGATATGGATTATATAACTCAAATGCGCCCATGTAATAAAATATCTTTTTATTTAAATTGATATATTCAAAAGCCTTGTGTTCCACACCGTATTTTCTTGCCAATTCTATGACATAGTCTTTTTGACTGTCCCTTAAATCTGAAAAGAATATAATACCTCTTTTTATTACACTTTTTTCATAATCTTTCCATCCTATTTTTTTATACAATACCATAAGTCTTTCGTAAGGAAAAGTATCTTCACATTCTTCCTTTATCATTCTTTCGTATGCCTGAGCGGCTGTTTTGTAATCTCCCTCTTGCTCGGCAATCATTGCTTCATTTTTGATAATCTGCAATGCATCCCTGTATTCTTTCAGTTTTACGCCAATTTCATACATATTAGGTAAGTTTGAGTATCTTGTTGTTGGTATACCATCTGGCAAATCGTAATAAAAATTAAATTCAGGAAGACTTAATTTATATTGTTGCAATTGTTTTCCTATGGTATTTTCTTTATTAGCCTCTATTATCCCAACAACATCTTCACGATTGGGTATTATTACATTGAGATTTGATGTATCTAATTTACTTAATCTTACACGCCAATCTTGAATTGAGGCACATTCGGGATATTTACTAATATTAAATTCAAGAAATTGACGCATTAATTTATATTGTTTGGTTTTAGAGTATAGAATAATCACCCTATTTATATCATATCCTGTATTCTGGTAATTATTAAATCGTGGGTCTGAATTACATTGTTTTATATTTTCAATATAAGTATCTATTGCCTCCTGAATATGTCCTGCTTTTTCTAATTCAATTGCTCTTAGTCTTGTATCACAAATAATTCTGTGTTTCTCATCCCATTCATCATTTCGCTTTTTGATCTTTTTGGCTTCTTCTTTGATTTCTTCTAAATATTCAAGAAGCGGATCCTTTGCTTTGTTGTGTAAAGTATCAACATAGAGATTCTTCTCTTTTTTCTCGGGAAACAGCTTTGCAATAACAATAATAATAAAACATACACCAAAAGTGATACCTAAAATCCATAGTATGGGAGAAAAGTCTATCATGATTATAAATTGTATTTTAGGTCAAATCTACAATTTTTTTTGATTTCGCTTTCCTATCTCAAAAATATTTCTTAAGTTTGCAATGCTTAAGATTATGGTAGGTGGACGAGCCACCTAAAGAGGTGGATTTTTTATGTCCATACTTTTGTAATTGTTGTTATAAAAATTATAACGGTGAATACCCCTGTAGTGTTGCTTAATGGCGCACTAAGCCTACCATAGGTCTTAAGCAGCAGGAAAGGTTCACCGTTTTTTTGTTTTTATTTAATGCTTAAATCTATGGTAAACGTTCAAACGAACACTGATTTACAAACATGCCAAAGTTTGCAAATCACGTCAATCCACGAAACGGATAAAATGAGTTCCTTACAGATTGCCTCAATTACAGGGAAACGTCATGCAGATGTCATGCGTGATATTCGGAATTTAGTACAACAACTTGAAAATGACAACGAACGCAATTTTGCGTTGGTTACTTATCAAGATGGGAAAGGAGAACAAAGACCAATGTATGTTTTAACAAAGAAAGGTTGTCTTTGTCTCGCTTCGGGTTATGATGCCAATCTACGCATGAAAATCATAAACCGATGGGAGGAACTCGAACGCCAAAAGCAATACGGCAGTTTCCAAGTACCGCAAACATTTGCTGACGCCCTCCTACTCGCCGCCGAACAACAAAAACAGCTTGAATCCCTTGCCGAACAGAACAAATTGCAAACCCAACAATTAAAACAAGCTGCCCCGAAAGTAGAATATTTCGATAAAGCCCTCTCTTCCACCGGAACTTACACCGCCACTCAAATCGGAAAAGAATTTGGCTGGGGTGCCGAAACCCTGAACCGGAAGCTTAAAGAAATGGGCGTACAATACAAGCAAAACGGTCAATGGCTGCTTTATGCAAGGTATGACGGCAAGGGGTATACCAAATCAATCTCACGCACATACACCAAGTCGGATGGCACGACCGGATCACAAATGCAAACTGTATTTACTGAGAAAGGTCGCTTATTTATCCACAATCTTTTGGAAGGAGGTAAACCATGCTGACCTACGAAGAACTCAAAAGGATAAATGCCGAGCGTAAAAAGGAGTACGACACGTTTAAGGCAAAGCATGAGAAACGCATGGCAAGACTCGAAAAGAAAGAGCGGGAACTACGCGAGGAATATGAACGCCTGATGAATTTAAAATATGGTGTAACTGTTAAAATGACTGTGTTATGAATAATGCTGAATATTACAAGGAACTGATTGCATATCACCTCAATGATTATGATTTCCATAAAAGCCTTGATTTACAGGCAGAAGAAATAAAAACCTCAACTGTTAGGATGCTTGAAAATCGGATAAATGAATTGAAAGAGCGGATTCCGGAAGATGAATCCCGAAAGATGGGGAAAATGGTAAAGCTCAGGATTGCGAATTAAGATAGTGCCCGGTTTATGCCGGGCATTTTTTATTCTCTCTTAAATATTACATCTATAATCTTTTGAAATTAAATAGAAATAATCTATATTTGTAACAGCATGTGAAGTTACATGCCACCCTATTTCAGCACGGAATGGCAGAATATTTTCTAAATAACAAATCCCTCTCTGATTTCGGAATACTTCCCGGGAAAAGCAATAGCAATCACCTTGCTATTACAGGAGGATTTGACCTACCTAAGCGCACCGAAACAACTTTTTATAACTGGCCTCTTGAAAACAGTGTAGAGCCTTTTGTAAATGCAGATGATATTATTTTCGGAAGCCGCAAACTAAAGTTTTCCGGTACTATTCTAGGTGATGCAAACGCCAATATCAGGGCTTTAGAATCATATATAGATACCCTTCCCGAACTATTTTCCCTCTCCTGCGAATGGGGAACATGGAATGTAAAGTTAGAGGAAAATATCCAGATTACACCTATTGACCGGAATAATTCCCGGGTTAGCATGAACTTCACAGAACCAATGCCGGATTTATCAGGATCACTCCCCTCCCCTTCTGGTAAAAACGATATTGACGGATATAGCTGGAATGATTTCAGCCTATGGCTTGATAGCATTTCCGGCGGACAAACAATAGGCGGAAGCAAACGACTGAAGGTTACACAAAATAAATCTTATACTCTACCTTCTGCCGGCGGAAAAGATAAAACAGAAATAACGGTAAAGGCTACTTTTATTTGTCCGGATTTTAGCAGTCTTAAATCAAACATCAGATCACTGTATGCCCTTATCAGTAGTCCCGGACTTCGTAAAATCAGATACCGGGATGTTGAATATACGTGCTTTGCAGTAGATGGTTTCACTGTATCAGACATAATCCTTAGCGACAAAACAGCCGCAAAATTTCAATGTAAATTTATTGTAATCAGTAAATCAAATGGATAAGATTCTGAGAATATACCGGAGTGGCGAATTAATACATGAATTTATCCCTGAAAATGGCTTTGGGCATCACAAAGCACTCATGGGAGATAATTACATTAATTGTACACTCCTAACAAAAGATGTTTTAAATATATCTGTTTTCGATTATATTGAATCAGAGGGTGAAAAATATACCTTATATGATGACCTTGATTTAACACATTCAGACGGGATAAGATCCTACCCCGTCAACTTTTACGGCGAATATTATAAACTAAACTTTGTTCCGGTCGAACATGAAGGAGCCACGGCATTTGATTATTTCGGCGATTCACATTTAGTGGCAAACCTTATAATTTCGTCTCTTAAGAAATTCGGATATAACGAATTTTCTTTAGGAATTATTGAAGATTCTGAGAGTGTAAGTATACGATTTGAAAACGAACACTGCTTACAAGGACTTACTGCATTTTGTGAAGCTACAAAAATGGAGTGGGAATTTTCCGGGACAGTATTAAATATAAGAAAAAGGGTTGGTGTTGATACCTCATATACTTTTGAATATGGCAAAGGTAAAGGTGCTTATTCTGTTTCCCGGCAAAAGATTTCAAATTCAGACGTTTATACACAGATAATTGTAAAAGGCGGAACCGACAATATACCAAAAGAATATGATTCCGCAGACAATCCCAAACGGCTAAACTTGCATGGGCTTATCCTTAAAAATAATGTGGACAAATATGGGTCACGCATCGGTATATTTGAAAACGATGAAATTTTTCCCCGGCTTATCGGCAAAAAAGTACTCAGCGTGGAAGTTCCCGCAGACATTCAGAATGCAACAGTTTGGAAACTAAAGCTTGATATACCGTTTAATTTGAGCGACTACTATGCGCCAGACAGTAAGCCTGAAGTTAAATTTAGAACCGGAGACCTTACAGGAATTAGCTTTGAGATTGCAGAAAATAGCTGGAATAATATAGACAAAACTCTGCAAATTATTGTCCAGGATCAGGATGGCTACATACTACCATCTACCAACAGACAACCTCGGATTGGGGATGAATTTGTCCTATTAGGAATCTTAATGCCACCTACCTATGTGACAGAAGCAGAAGAAGAATTAAAAGAGTGGGGAAATAAAAAAATCAAAGAGGTATCTGAACCACAATTTTCATACGGATTAACAGTAGACCCGTCCGAAATGAAAAAAAACGATGTCAACCTTAACCCGGGGGACAGCATTGTGATTGCTGACGGAGACAATAAATCATCGATCAGAATTCTGGAAATCATCTATCCTTTTTATAACAAATATAATGCTACATTCTCGCTCGGAAACAACATACTGTATTCTTATGAAGAAAAGGTAAGAAACGACCTGAACGATATTACAAACGAAGTTCATAATTTAAAGCGGAATGTTCAGAATGTTGACCGCCGGGGATGGCGGGATGCAAAGGAAGTAAATGAACGTCTCGAGGGAATTGAAGAAGCTTCTGCCCTATTCGGTACTGAAGGAGGGCAATTAACATCCTCTCTGCGATTTGAAGCAAATATTGGCAGCAATCCGAATAAATTTGGCGTAACAGAAGGCAGATTGCAGCACTTTATATATAAAGAAAATCCTGAAAACGGGATTTGGAATATCGGAGCTTTTAACATAACCTTAGAAGAAGATGTATTATATAGTATATATGCAAAGTGTGATAAATCAAGCACAAACGGAAGCATCTATATCAGTAAAGAAAAAATTGATATAGAAAGCATCCCTGGATATTATATGTTCTTCCTGGGGACTATATCATCAATCTTTGAAGGCGCACGTACAATTAATACAGTTACAGGTTATACCCTAATAACTGGCGGATATCTCACAGGGCAAATTTTGCAAGATGCGCAAAAAAGACTTGTTATCGACATGACAAATGCTACGATTACCGCAAAATCGGGGGCACTAATTAGAGGAAAAGTACAAATTGAAAGTCTGGATGGAGGATATAAAGATGTAGAAGTTGTAACTGATGAAATAGCAAAAGAATCCGGTTCAGAGGCTGCCAAGGAGCAAATAAATAATCTAGAAATAGGAGGCCGTAATCTTCTGAAGAATAGTGATTTTTCATGGCCTGATATTTCAATGTATAAATTGACATCGGATTCTATCTATACAATTACCCGTGAAAATGACATGCTTAAAATTATTGGAGCAGAAGCTGGTAATGGTGGTGCAAATGATAAAAGAATTACTGTTTACGCTTTAAAACCTAATGAAGATGGAGATTATACAATTTCTTTCGATGCATATGCTTTAACTCCTGTTACTTTATATTACCGATTTGGCTATTTTTCAGGAAAAGAAAATATTGCAACTTTTAATATCGGGACTACAAAGCAAAGATATTTCGGGACTTTTAAAGGAGGAAAACATGATGATACATATAATGCGTCATTTCTGTGGTTTAACGCTGCGACAACATTATATATTGATAACATACAGTTAGAAAAAGGGAATAAAGCAACGGCCTATAAATTAGCACCGGAGGATCAGGAACAACGTGCAGCAGATAGTATTGAAATAGGTTCGGTTAATCTTATCTCTAAAAAGATGATGCTTGAATGGGCTAAGATAAACAAAGAAACAATCTATTGGTATCAGTCTTCTGCAAATGAGAAGCCTTTTTTAAAAATAAATAATAGCGCATTATATAATTATATTGGTGGAAAAGAAGAATTTAAAGACATATTCGATGGAAAAATAAAATATAAAACGAATACACAATATGTTTTTAGTGTAGAATGGAATATAGATGCAGTACAAAATTATGAAGGTTTAATTTTTCAGATTTACTATACTAGTGGTGGTGTAGATCATTTGCGTTTAGCTAAGGATCAGACTTCAGTAGTCAGACAAGATTTAATTACAAGAAAGAATGATACAATAAGTAAAATAGCAATAACGTTCGGGACAAATATACAACTTACAAACATATATAACATTTCCCTTATAGAAGGAAATAAGATCGTAAGTGGTTTTCCGGTGGCTCCGGAGGATATTACCGGTACGAATAATATAAATCTGGCAAATAATACAAAAACAGCGACAATACCGGCAACAAGCGAAATATATCATTATGCTAAATTCTTTGTTCGTAATATTAAGCCGACCACAGTTTACTATGTCAATTTTGGCAATATCGAAAATTTAGCAGGAAATCCAAGTTTATATACAGTATTACTATATGATAAGACAATCACAAAGCTTTTATCGTATGATCTTGCATACAATTTTAATAAAAACGGAGGTATATTAACAACTATTCACAATATAGAGGAACAAGAAGGATATTTACTTTGTTATGCAGGTATAAAAGGAAATACTGCCGGGATTTCAGTAAAATTTACTGAAATAATGTTAGTTGAAGGAGATCAGCCGGCTACAATGTGGATGCCTTCGCTTGACGAGGCAGAAGAGAAGGCAAGTGCTGCAACTGAAAAATTAACAACTTGGGCTAGCGACAACATGATCAGCCCGGCTGAAAAAACCGGATTAAAACAACAGCAAAACGAAATAAAAGAAGAATACACAGGATTTAATACGCAAGTATCAGATCTGAATTTGACTTCTGATTCGGTGTGGACTAATTATAAAAATGCGTACAATTTAGCTATTGCAGCTTTAACAAAATATACGGCTTCTACTCCCGAGTCGATAAATATTGGAAGTGATTACAATAATATTGCTGCATATTACAAACAAAAAGAAAACCTTCTTATACGAATATCAAATATAAGAACGAATTTAAAAAAAGAGTGGCCGGTAATAGATGCCACACAACTGGATATTAATACATATTATCCTGTTGTTATGAGAATTATTAGTTATAGCCGTGCAATTTTTAAATTAAAGACAAAATGGGGTGATTCTACTCCGTCCTGGTCAACACATGACAGAAAATATTTTTCGGCAGAAATGACATGGGAAGCCAACGCGAATGGCTGGGGTGCTGCTTTAGAAAACAGGTATGTTACTAGTTTTGAATTCAGGTGGGCAAATTCGTCTCCGATAGGCTGGGGCCCGATAAAACAAATGTCCAATACATCGCATGAGGTAATACATATACGGGGAGGAGCTAAATATATTCTTACAACCGAAAATGTAGACATCGTTTCACTTAAAACAAGTGAATTTACAGTATCAGGTCAAACCGTATCCCCTCAGACATCTATAACGACTCCTGTTGTCGATGTCGATATAGCAAAAAATACCGCATCTGAGGCAAAAGTTCAGGCCGACTCTCAAGCTTACTTAAAGGAAGCTTTTCAAAATAAAACAACACTTCAGGCTGGATTAGTAAGCACAACTCTAATAAAGCTAGGGGCAACAAATTCATCAGGTAACTGGATTGAAAAAGCCGGAATAAACGGGTCAGTCACAAGTAGAGGTGCAAATGATATCCGGTTTTATGCAGGGGGAGATTTAGCTTCTGCAATTCGGCTCGTGGATAAAGTTTCCGGGACAAAAGCAACATATGCAGTAACGGAAGGGGGGAAACTGATTGCGACGGATGTAGAAATTACAGGGAAAATAACATCTAATTATTCGGGAGATAAAATAGAAATAGATCCATCAAAGCGTGCACTTATTCTGGGAAATGAAACTAAGCCTGAATTAGCAAAATTATGGTTTATCAATGGAAGTCCTCAATTAATACTAGAGGATTCTTTCGGAAATGCTAGAACGATAATGTCTTCAATGACCACCGAGATGAGATTTCTTAACAGTCAATATTTATGTCAAATCCAGCCCAATAGTATCATACATAATAACTTACCACGCGGAAAACCTAGCGATGGGCATTTACAGGTATTAACAGTTGGATCATTTATTGCCGATACTAGTCAAACTAGTAACGGATATGCAGTACTAAGAGTTAAAGTATCATAACATTTAAATATGAAAACATTAAATTTTAAAAACCTACAGGTAAAGACGATTAGTGGTAATGTTACAGAAGTCGATTTACGGGAAACAGTCGCAGAGCAAATTTACTCTTCTTTGGGGGGGCTAAAAACAAAGTTGCTGGCAGAAAAAATTTATAAATCAAACGGAAATTTTGAAATTGACGAAAAAGAAGAAGAAATATTTAATGCTCTTGTGTCAGATCATTCGGAGTTTTTTAACAACAAGGTAGCTGATGCTATCAGGGAACAATTAAAAAATAACTAACACTATTATTTACATGAAAGAGATTGCTAAATTTTTTAAAAGCGAAGGATTGCTTTGTTTATTAGTATCCTTCTTTTTCTGTGCTTTTCTTCCTGTTTTACCGGGATTATTATGTGCATCGGTTTTGGCGTTGTGTAATTTACTTTACACTCGTGTATTGAATATCTATAACCTGATCGGCTTTGGTGTCGGTTGGGGTTTTGCTGTATTGCAGCATTTTATTTACTAAGTTATGAATTATAATAAAGAAATTTTAAAACTTATCGAACACTTTGAATCTCTGCATGACGGAGATTTAAATGTAATCGGATTACAGCCTAAAATGTGTCCCGCAGGATATTGGACAGAGGGATATGGTAATGTAATAAGAGATCCGTCCGGAAGAATGTTAAAAGGAAAATCAGATAAGGATTTAGCCTATAAGTACACTTTAGTAAATACTAAGGAGGACGCCGAAAAGCAATTGTATGAAAATATTGAATCCTATGCAAAAAAGGTAGAAAAAATATGCTATAGGCATAATTTTAAGCCTAATGAGAATGAATTTGCTGCATTGATATCTATTTCCTACAACTGCGGAACCGGATGCCTGGATTATATTATTCCAAGACTGCAAAATGGAGAACAAGTTGAAAAAGTATTCGGTATGTGGAATAAGAGTGCCGGCGTCGTATTAAAGGGTCTTGTGATCCGTCGGGCAAGCGAAGCATATTTTTACAGAACTGGTAAATTTATCTAAGACAATTATTTCTTTCTTGAAGGGATGGGAGTACCACAAAATTAAAATTAAGAAGATGGAAGAAAATAAAAACATATTTGGAGTAGTAAAAGCACTGATAGCGGGAATTATGGCGTATTTAAATCCTATATCCGGTGATGTATATGCGCTTATTGCAGTTTTTTGGCTAAACTTTGTTTTTGGATTACTTGCGGATTTATGTATGAATGACAACGAATGGAGTTTTAGAAAAGCATGGAAGTGTATATCCGAAATGATGGTTATATTCGTTTTGATGTGTGCAATATTTTTTATTGGAAAGCAAAAAGGAAATCCGGAAGCGGCATTGCAATGTATCAGTTTTATATCCTATACAGTATTCTATTTTTATGGAGTAAATATATTGCGGAACATGAAGTTGTTATTTCCTGCAAGTCGGACAATCTCGTTTTTATATAATGTTGCAAGTATCGAATTTGCGAAAAAGATACCCGGGTTATCTGAATATTTAGAAAAAAACAAGCAATGAAAATCGTAACCACTATTTTCGTAATAATAGCCGTAATTCTTTCTTTCTTTGCCGGAAAGAGGTATTCTAAGACAGAATTCGTTGAAAGGATTGTGTATGATACAGTAGTACACACAAACGTTACGTACAAATACATCGATAAGATAAAACCTTTAGTAATATCTCTTCCTGTTATTTATACAGAAACAGATACTTTTCGTACAAAAGACTCCGTATTGGTAGAAGTACCGATGTATAAGTACCATTTTGAAGACAGTACATTTAAGGCTGACATAAGCGGTTTTAACGTTAAATTAGACCGGATAAGCGTATTTCCCAAAACAATTTATAATACGAAAATAGAGAATAAAAAAACAAGGTGGGGTATTGGGATTCAGGTCGGATATGGAATAACAATAAAAGACATACGTCCTTATTTTGGCGTAGGAATCCAGTATAACATTCTTTCCTGGTAAAAAAGAAAGAAGCCCCACTTCCAAAATACACCGTACCACCGATGATCCTGTCTGTTGAACTTCTTTCAAGGAGTTTTACGGACAGGTTTTTTATTTGGTTACAAAAATTGAAAAATTTTTATGAAAAAAGAACAAAGACAAAGTACGGTATTCTGGAACGGTGAAAAAAAGCATTATAAAAACATGGCAAATTACAAT